CACGGAACGAAACCCCTGTTTCCCGGAACGATCAACCCGATACAGAACACGACAAGCGAGTCCGCAAGGACGTTCCCTTCTACCTCACCATCAAGAATCTACTCGACCGCTACGAGGCTGGCGAGATCACTTTTGACGGTATGATACTCGACGAATCGCGGGGTATCTTCCGCGTCGACTACGCAATAGCGTAGGTCAATTTTTGACATGGAGGAAAGCATGAAAGTAAGACCGATAATCATGGGTGCTGAATCGGTTCAGGCAATCCTAGACGGAAGAAAGATCATGACTAGGCGAGTGGTGAATCCACAGCCGGAATGGTTTCCTGAGGTAGTATCAACTTCATTATCAAGTGGCCTTGTCTGGCCGCTGACAAGTTTTGGTGGCCAATGCGGCATGCCATTGAAGCAAAAATATCACATCGGCGACCTATTGTGGGTTCGAGAGACGTGGACAGAAGCAACACCATATCAAAACAGTGCGGTGTATAAGGCGACATATGAATACCCACAAGACTTTACGCATGATTGGAAATCACCAATCTACATGCCACGTTGGGCATCTCGTATCACCCTTGAAATCACCGACATACGAGTCGAGAGGGTGCAGGAGATTTGTTGGGATGACTGCATTAGGGAAGGAGTTTGCTCACTGACACTACCGGAAGATTTGGGGAATCAAGAGTTGTATGAATGGCTAGAGAAGAAATCGGCACCACGACCATTAATAAAATCAATCGAGGACTTGAGGGAATCATATCGCGTTGCATGGAATGATCTCAACGCCAAGCGTGGCTATTCGTGGAAATCGAATCCGTGGGTGTGGGTGCTGACGTTCAAGGTGGTGTCTTAATGATCCCCATGGCATTGCTCTGGCTGATCGTAGCGGCGCTGATCGTCGCATTCTTTCGAGGAGGGAAAAGGTGATACTTAACGAATTTGGATGCTACGTTGAAGGGTTTGAGACCTTTGAGACGCACGCAAAGAAGACCTTTGGATTTATCCGTGTAAACATCGGACAGGAGCATGAGAAGTGGGGGTATGCAGTCGGATTTATGGGCTTTATCGGAGGCCACCTGTATTCATTGACACCGGAAAGGCTGATCTACTCTTCAAGGAACGATGCTGTTCAGGCAGCTATTGAAGAGATAAAAACCATCCACTGTGAAAACACTGGAATATTGCACTACATGATTCAAGATCTCGTGGAGCAGATGACCATCGAGCCACAACTCGACCTGTTCGGTGAACCAAAGAAGGTGCGCAGATGAACTACCCCCATCTCTACCAACGCTGTCACTTTTGCGGGACTGTCTGGACGGTGGTCTATGTCAATAATGGACATGTCAATTTAACCAGTCTGGACGGTCGGCAGTTCAAGCAAAACATCTCGTTCAGCGAAATCCAGCTGATCGATGAATTCAAAGATTGTTACCCGGAGGAATAAGGCATGAAATGGTTCAAGCACGACAGCGACGCATCGAGTGACGCGAAGATAAAGAAGCTAGTGATACGGCATGGAGCGGTCGGGTATGCGGTCTACTTTCATTGCCTTGAGCTGATCGCTGGGAATGTGAGCAACGACAACATCACCTTCGAGTTGGAGCATGATTCGGAGATAATCGCGGACAATTTACGCATAAGAGGTACAAACGACAAGTCTGGCATGCAAATTGTCGAGGAAATCATGCGGTACATCATCGAGTTAGAACTATTCGAAAATCATGATGGCAGAATAACTTGCTTCAAGATGATAAAGCGTCTCGACTCCTCTATGACCAGTAATGCAGCGTTCAGAAAAATGATCCTTGACGCAAAGGAAAATCATGACTTTATGAAAGAAAATCATGACTCTGAATTAAATAATCATGATGGTGTCATGATAAAAGGGCAAAAAGTCATGCAAGAAAAGAATAGAATAGAACAGAAGAGAATATATAACCCCCCTTACCCCCCTGCTGGGGGAAGCGGTGACTCTTCAAAACCTGAAAAACCCGCAAAGCAGAAAAAACAATTCCTCACCCAAGCAGAAGCCGGACATCTCATCGACTCAGACAAGCGAATCGAGTTCGAGCTTTCCAAGATGCTCAAGACCTTCGTGCGCAACCGACGGGAGATCAAGAAGCCGATGACCCAACTCGCTCTCGAACAGACCATAAACCTGCTGACAAGCAAGCTGGACAACGACCGTGACCGTATCGACTGCATCCAGCTGTCGATCGCAAACGGATGGACGGGCATCTTCCCCGACCGGATGAAGCAGAATCGGTTCGACCACGCGCCACAACGACCTTCCCAGTCGAATCTCGGCAACGAGGACCGATGGGCAGAGTACTACGCACAGGAGGAACGCAATGCAAAGTGAATTCATTCGCCAATTCATGGCACGCCACAACGACTTCCAGCTTTCGGAAACGCTCCATCTGAACTGTGAGAAGCACGGTCCCTACACGAACAACCGGTTGGTGCAGGTGAACGAGGACGGCTCCACCCAGGAGCTCCCGCTCTCAGGATGTCCAAAGTGCAATTACGAGATCCATCACGATGCGTCGATGCAACTGCATGAATACGACATCCACTCAAGCATGTTCAATGCCGCACAGATCCCGGACAAATATTCTTCCTGCATGCTGAGAAACTTCCGTATCGAGGACAACAATCCCGAGTTCATGCGACTCAAAGGAGAAGCGAGGCAGAAGTGCTTGGACTTCATCGAGGACCGTATCCGATCGATCGTATTGCTCGGTCCCACAGACCGGGGAAAGAGCCATTTGGCCATATCGATGCTCAAGGGCTGCATCCAGACCGGAAGACAAGGCTTGTACGTCCGTGAGCGCAAGATCTACCGGGATATTCATGAGAGCTACCTCGGGCGCAAGGATCTTCCCACCGAAGGCCAAGTGATTGCCAAGTACTCCGAGATCCCCGTGTTGGTCATCGACGAGCTGGGAAGATCCACATGGTCGGAGCACGAAGGACAGACGCTATACGAGATCATCGACCGCCGGGATGCTGATAACCTCAAAACGATCATGTCTGGAAATATCAAACCCGAGGAGTTCGAGAAGAAATTTGACGACTCGTTCAAGAGAAAGCTCAACGCATCGCACTTGGTGTGTCGTTGGGGAGCATGGGGGGACACGCATTGAAGTCACAGAGAGGCAAGCGATTTTCACAACCGAGAGCGGTGTTGGCATATGAGCGCAACGAGACGGTCTACTGCCATTCGATGGCCGAGGCGATGGATTTGTACGAGATCCCCTCGACCAGCATCTTGGAGCGACTTATCCGCAACGGCGGGGTGTGGCGTGATGGGTACACAACTTTTGACTGGGCTCTTGATGAGCCACCTAACCACCGCAACACCACAACCGGGGGTAAAAGGTGATAGGCTTATGCCATGGCGAAGAAAACTGGCAAGCAAAAGCCGAAGGACCAGAAACACGCAGGAGGGCGCAGGACGCTCTACAAGCAGGAGATGTGCGACCTTGTCGAACGTCTGGCTATGCTTGGGCTCAAGGACGAAGAAATTGCCATTTCGCTGAAGATAACCCGACAAACTCTAGACAACTGGAAGCGAAAGTATCCAGAGTTTTTTGCGTCCATAAAAGCCGGACGAGAGGAAGCGGATGGGATGGTTGCAAGAGCGCTATTCCATCGAGCAATTGGTTACTCACACCGGGAGGATAAGATTTTTCAGTATGAAGGCAAACCTGTAATTGTGCCAACAATCAAGCATTATCCACCGGATACCGCCGCCGCCTTCATCTGGCTCAAGAACCGCAGGCCGGACAAGTGGATGGACAAGCCGATCGCCGAGCCTACCGGTGAGGATCAGGCCGACTTCGAGAAGGCGCTCAAGGAAAGCGCCGCGAAGCTCTGGGATGATATTCCGCAACAGCAGTCCCAGGAGGATGACAACCAGTGAAGATATCCCCAAGTCGCATTGATTGGAAATTCTCGATAAAGCACTTGATGATCATGAACTGGTGGCTACCCGATTCGCCGGTAAGGGACTACTTCGGCATCATCCTCGATGGTGCGGTACGATCGGGGAAGAGCTTACCGGGAAGTATCTCATTCGTGAAATGGGCATTCCATCGCTTCCCGGGTGGTGGCGGGGATTTCTTCTTCGCTGGCAAGACGATCCACGCCGTGGTGCGCAACATCGTTAGGCCGCTCATCAAGGCATCGCGTTCGATCGGGTACAAGGTCAACTACAAGAAGGCCGACAATCTGGTGGTCATCACCAGCAAGGCCGGGGTGCAGCATAACTTCTACCTGTTCGGCGGGCACGATGAAGCGAGTCAGGATCTGATCCAAGGATTCACCGCATGGGGTGGGTTCTTCGATGAGGCCCCGATCATGCCGAAGTCGTTCGTCGACATGGCCGTCAGCCGCCTTTCGGTCGAGGGAGCTGTGGTGTTCTTCACCAGCAACCCGCTCAACCCCGGCCATTGGTTCAAGAAGGATTTCATCGACCGTGCGCTTGAGAAGGGATTGCTCTATCTGCATCTCACGATGAACGACAACTTGAGCTTGAGCGAGCGCGTGAAGGCCCGCTACCGGTCGCTGTTCACTGGAGTGTTCTTCCGACGCTACATCCTCGGAGAGTGGTGTGCTGCAGAAGGGCTCATCTATCCGGAGTTCGCCGATCGGGAGGACCTTGCCTTCGATTTCGATGGAAATTGGGGTGCTTACGGCGAAATGTTCGTGGCGTGCGACTACGGTATCCAGAACGCGCAGGTATATCTGTTGTTCGCCTACCACACCAAGCGGCTCAGATGGGAGATCGTGAAGGAGTGGTACCACTTCGGACGCGAGAGCGAGAACCAGATGACCGACGCCGAGTACTATCGGCACTTGGTTGACTTCTTGGGCAACCTTCCGGTCAGGGACATCATCATCGACCCGAGCGCCGCCTCCTTCATCTCGGTGATCCACAAGGCCAAGCGGTTCCGCGCGGTACTCGCCTCCAACGAGGTGGTCGCGGGCATCGGCTACACCGCATCGCTGTTCCACATCGGCAAGCTGGCGATCGCTCGAGGCTGTGAGCATCTCATCGAGGAACTCGGCGGGTACGTGTGGGACGAAAAGAAAGCCGAGCGCACCGGGGAAGAAGCCCCGGTGAAGATCGCCGATCATGGCCCGGATGCGGTGCGTTATGGATGCTTCACGCACATTAGGCGCTACGAGAAGCGCTATGGAATCTTAATCTCAAGGGAGGCCGCCTGATGAGCATATTCACTGGCCTATACTCGCGGGCAAAGGAGTGGTTTATGAGTTTGTTACCAACCAAGGACATTTTCAAGCAAATGGGAGTGTCTCCCCAGTACAGCGCATCCATGCCCACGCTCATCGAGAGCTGGAGGGATGCGTACCAAGGCAATCCGTCGTGGATCGGCACCAACGACAAATCCCTGGGATTCCCCACAGTCGTCTGCTGGGACATCGCAAAGAAGGCGATCGGCGAGCTGGAAATCGGTGCGTCGCTTCCCACACCGGAGGGGCAGAAGAACATCGCGCATGAGGCGACCGAAGAGTTAATCAAACGTCGCATCAAGCCGTTCCTCCGGTCGCAGGTCGAGTACGCGCTCGCCATGGGCGGGGTGGTTGCCCGGCCTTGGTACGATCAGGACGCGAAGAAGGTGCGCGTCGGGTGGTACACCGCAGACATGGCCCTGCCTACCGCGTGGGACGGCAAGAAGCTGACCGGGGTGGTACTTATCGACCGGATTGTCCGGGAGAAGGACGGTAGCAAGACAATCTATACCAAGCTCGAATCCATCCAGCCGAACCAGAGTGGGTGGACGATCTCGACGAAACTGTACAAGAGCACGACCGAGGGACAGCTCGGTACCGAGGTTCCGCTTGCCACGATCACCCAATGGGCCGAGATCACGCCGGAGGTTCCCATCCTTGGCGATGTGTGCCCCTTCACCTACATGGCAACCCCATGGGCGAACAACCAAGATTTCAATTCAGCCCAAGGTACCAGCCTGTTCCGTGACGCGATGGACAAGCTACAGGAGCTGGACCGCACCTACACGAACCTCTGTTGGGAGGTTGAGAGTGGCAAGGCGGCAGTATTCGTGGATGACAGCATGATCGAGGTTGACCCGCTCGATCCCACCAAGGACAAGCTCGGACCGCTGGAGAGGAGGCTGTATCGCAAGCTCTCATCTACCGAGGGCAAGGACCTGCTCGAACCGTACAGCCCGCCGCTCCGTGTGGAACAGCTCAATGCCGCGCTCAAGACGCAACTGTCGATCATCTGCATGGCCTGTCACCTCGATGTGGGTGCCTACGTCTACGACCAAGCGGCGCAGGCGGTCACGGCTACTGAGGTGCGCACCAAGCAACAGCAGACCTACGGCACCATCGTGGACATCCAAGACCAGATGATCCGTCCGTTCGTATCCGAGCTTGTGGACAACATCAGGGCGTTGCAGATGCTCTACATCGATGATGCCAACGCGTGGATACCAGAAGACATCCTGCTCGGCTTTGACTTCGGCGATTCGATCCTCGTTGACGAACAGAGCGACAGGGCGAACGCACAGGTGGAGGTTGCTACCGGGTTGAGGTCGAAGTTGGCCTACCTGATGGACTACCGGGGCATGACCGATACGGAGGCGTTGGCCGAGATAGAGCGCATCAAGGCCGAGACGCCTGTGGTGAGCGGATTCTTTGGAGCGTAAGGAGGAAGTTTTGGAAATAGTAATCGCAGTTGATTTTGATGGAACATTAGTTACGCACGAGTTCCCGAGAATTGGGCAAGAAGTCCCTTATGCGGTCAGAACGCTCAGAGCGTGGATTGCCAACGGTGTTAAGGTAATTCTTTGGACTATGCGTAGTGGCAAATATCTGGACGACGCTGTCCAGTGGTGTAAAGAGCAAGGGATTGAGTTGTATGGGGTGAACAGGAACCCAAGCCAAGATTGGACCACAAGTCCAAAGGCGTTTGCTCAACACTACATCGACGACAGCACAGTAGGTTGCCCTATGACTGTATTCAACCAGCATCTCGTTGTTGATTGGAAAGTTATCAAGAGCATGTTACGACATTTAGACGTACCAAGAAAATCTTCCCCTGTCGTACTGCAAGAGGAAGCCCATGCTTGACGACTCCGTGCTCTTCGCACTCGAAACCGAGATAAACCGCATCTACGCAGAGGTCGAGACCGAGATGGTTTCGGCCATTGCGCGTGAGCTGGCCAAAGGCTCGAACGCTTCGATCTCCCCGATCGCATGGCGCACCGAGAAACTCAGGCAGATGGGCAGGCTTGAAGGCAAGCTGACCGATCTACTCCGTCGCAAGAGTCGCGAGATCCAACCACAACTGGAGGACTCCATCATCCGGGCGATGCTCGGAGCTGGTAAAGAGGACGACATGGTCCTCGCACAGATCGCATCGGTGAAGGCGCAGATCAAGGCGGGCACGTTCGTCGAGGCCTCCAAGTCCACGGTGTTCGAACAGCTATCAAAGGCCGCGATAGCAAATGCCAGGACAGGGTTGAACCTGACCAACACGCAGGCACTCCAAGCCGCGAGCGAGATATGGACAAGTGCGGTCAACAGTGCGTATGTGAAGACGCTCACAGGCTCGACTAGCTTGGATCAAGCGGTGAAGCTGTCTGTGCGTGAGATGGGCAAACAGGGCGCGTATGTGACCTACGTATCCGAAAGTGGACGGATGACACGCACCTCAATCGAAGTCGCTGTCAGGCGCGACGTGGTGACCAGCGTGAACCAAGCGGCGGCAGAAATGACGATCGGTAGGTGCGACGAGTACGAGCTCGATCTGGTGGAGGTGTCGTCACACGAAGGAGCGCGACCGGAGCATGCCGCATGGCAGGGCAAAGTGTACTCCCTCCACGGCAAGACCAAGGGCTATGAGCTTCTCACCGTGGCGACCGGGTACGGGACGGTGGAAGGTTTGGCGGGCGCGAATTGTAGGCACTCGCTCTTCCCCTATTCTCCCGGCCTATCCAAGCAAACACAGGAGATCCCCGGGAAGCGCGAAAACAAGGCCACCTACGAAGCGACGCAGAAGCAACGGTACTTGGAGCGTTCCATCCGCAATGCGAAGCGTGAGGCCTCGGTTTC